CAGCGGCAACCTCGGCCTCGGGGTGACGCCGAGTGCGTGGACTGCGATTGAAAAGGCCATCGAAATCTCTCGCGTTGGAAATGGCATTTTTAGCGGTGGTGTCGATGATGTCACTATCAATAGCAATGCTTATTACGCTGGTGCGTGGAAGTTCGGGGCGAACGGCTATGCCAATCGTTTCAACGTTGGCTCTGGCAACGGACAGTTTCAATGGTTTGTTTCGACCGCCAGCAACTCATCTGGTGCTGGTGCCAACGCTACGTTCACGCAGGCGATGACGCTGGATGCGTCGGGGAACTTGGGGGTGGGGGTGACGCCATCCGCGTGGGCAAGTACTGGTCGTGCTGTTCAAGTTGGTTCGTCTCGCTCATCCTCGTTGATGGCGCTTGATGTTGGCGGAACCTACTACACCATTCTTGGTCATAACTGGTATTACGACGGCGCAAACGATAAATACATTAGCACAGATGTCGCATCACGAATACTCCAACACGAAGGGATTATTCGATTTCAAAATGCGGCATCTGGCACCGCCGGGAACAACATCTCGTTCACCGAACGCGCCCGCATCCGTGCGGAAGGTGATTTCCTTGTTGGCACGACCAATTACGCACCCGGCGAAAACAATGTTACCGGACATTCGCTCCAGCCCGATGGTTTGGCGTTGCACTCAAAGTCTGGTGGCTATGCGTTGCTCTCAAATCGCAAGGACAATGACGGCACGCTCGTAAGCCTACGTCAAGATGGTAATGAAGAAGGCACCATCTCGGTCAGCGGAAACACCGTCTCGTACAACGCCTTCGCTGGCTCGCACTGGTCACAACTTGAGGACGGAAGCAAGCCAGAGATTCTGCGTGGCACGGTGATGGAAGCCCTCAACGAACTCTGCGAGTGGCCCAACGAGCAAAACGAGCGACTGCCGAAGGCGAAGGTCAGCGATACGGCGGGAAGCAAGAAGGTCTACGGCGTCTTTATGGCGTGGGACAACGACTGGACGGTGACGAACGATATGTACGTCACGGCGGTCGGTGCCTTCATCTGCCGTGTTGCCGCCGATGTGGTGGTCGAGCAGGGCGACTTGCTTGAGTCGAACGGGGACGGGACGGCGCGGGTGCAGGCGGACGACGTGATTCGGTCCAGCACCATCGGCAAGGTCACTAGCACCGTCAAGACGCACGAGTACGAGGACGGCACCTACTGCGTTCCCACCGTGTTGTACTGCGGCTAATGCTGAACTGGCTGAAGGGCATCGGGCGGCAGGTGCTTCGTGCCTTCGGGTTGGGGCCGAAAGCTCTGCCACTCGACTGGGGCAAGACGGTGTTCCCGGTCGCTGACCGTGCGCCGATTGACGCCTTGTGGTGGACCCAGCACGCCATCGTGACCAGCCGTGGCACGGCGGCGGCGTATGCGGACCCGAGCGGCCTCCGCTACGGGGTCTATCAGGGCGACCGCTTCCCGGACGGCTCGACGCATTGGGGCAAGTACTGGGCGCATAGCCGGGTGATTGTGGTCCTGAAGGCGCACGAAGGCAACACGGCCCTCTGGTCCCACGAAGTGCGGCATGACGTACTAGGCACCGAGGATCATCCGGCCCTATATTTCAACGGCAGTTCACTCACCCTTCCCTGACCAATGACCGAGACCCCGCAGACCGTCACAATCCCTGCCACGCTCGCCGTCGGCATCCTCAACTATATGCGCCAGCGTCCCTACGCCGAGGTCGCGGCTGGGGTGCAGGCGTTGGAAGCGGTGCTGAACGAGCAACTGCCAAAGGCCGACCCGGAGTAACCGATGAAGTCCACGCGCTACCACCTGACCGAAGCCGCCCCGCAGATCCGAGCCGAGTCTGACCTCCCGCCCGGTATTGCTGGGCGCGTGTCGGGCGTGGCGCTGACCTACGAGGTGGTGGACAGCTACCAGACGATGTTCGCTCGCGAGTCCACCAAGCGCACGGTGAACAACAAGGTCGCGGCCCGCAAAGTCCCGCTCCTGATGGACCACGAACGCACCAGCAAGGCGCACGTCGGGGTTGTCACCGAGATGCGGGAGATGGGCGATGCCCTTATGATGACCGCCGACATCTTTGACACGGCAGATGGTCGGGCCGCGTTGGAGTATGTCAAGGCGGTCTTGGCGAGCGGTGCCTCGACGGGGTTCAGCATCGGGTTCATCCCGCGTGCCTCGGAGATGGTGACCGTGAATGGCAAGCCGGTCGAGCGGTTCACCGAGATCGAACTGCGCGAGGTGAGCATCACGCCGATGCCTGCCGTGCCGGGGGCGGAGATCGCGAACGCCCGCAATGAGGATATGGAGACGGTCAGCCCGACCGCTCAACTGGAGGAGGAGGAGTCGCCCGAGCGCACGGACGATGAACTCCTGCTACTTGCCGCCCGTGCCGCGTTGGATGCGCTTTCCGACGAAGCACGGATGGCATTGCTGGACGCATACAAGCCCACGCCGGTACAGACCGAGACGGCTTCGTCCGACGCCCCTGTGGTGTTGGATACGCCCACCTCGACGGAAAGCACGGCCCGGTATGCCAAGATGGAGGATCGCATCAAGGCGGTGCGGTCATCGTTCGTCCTACCCAAGTAACGAGAGAACACGACAATGAAGGCCCCACTTGTTTCCAAGAACCGCGCCGCGAACGAGTTCCGCGAGCAGGCGCACAAGCTCCGTAGCGAGCTGATGGACCCGTCCGCCAGTTTCACGGCGGAGGAAGTTGAGAAGCGCACCGCTGACATCCGTGCGCTTGAGATGCGGGCGCAGTCTGCCGCCGAGTTCACCGCTGATGCCGAGGTCGCCCGTCAGGGTGGCGACGAGGGCCTTGTGCGGATGGACGTCAGCGGTGCTGACCGCACCGAGTTTGCTGGCATGAAGGACGCGAGCGAGAAGGTTCGCTCGGTTCTCGTTAAGGCGTTCCCCTCCATCGGCTCGTATGTCCGCGCTGTGGCGAAGGGACCGGCAAATGCGAAGGAGGCCGAGGCGCTTCGCACGGTCGATATGATGACCCGCACCATCACCGGCTCGACCAACGGTGGTGAGTTCCTCCTCCCGCTCTCGCAGGTTCCCGAAATCTTCTCGGTGAGCAATGCCCAGCCGGGTCTCTTCCAGTACGCCCGCCGCTACAACGTGCCGGGCCGTTCGCTTCGCATCCCGTATCTCTTGCAGGATGAGGGTACGTCCACCCTTAACCGCCCGATGGCGGGTAAGATTGCGAACGTCACCATCGTTGGCGAAGGCGCGACCAAGCCGGAGCGTGACCCGAACTTCGGTCAGCGTCTCCTCACGATGTATAAGTACGCCGCTGTGACGGAGTTCGGTGACGAACTGCTTGGCGATGACTTCACCGGCGAGCTTCCCGCCGAGGTGACTGCCGCCGTCGGCGGGCAGGTCATCAACAAGATTAACGAAGACATCACCATCGACGGCACCGGGTCGAGCCAGCCGCTCGGCGCGTTCAACACGAACAACACGGCGCTCCTCAAGGTCGTGCGTCAGACCGCGAACGAGTTCAAGGCGCGTGATGCTTTCCAGATGTACGAGCGTCACACCCACGGCCCGAACTCGGTGTGGATGATCTCCCGCCGCGTGCTGGCCCAGTTGTTCGCGATGCAGACCACGAACAACACGATGGTCACGTGGATCCCGAACCTCCGCGACAAGCCCCAGATGACCCTCCTCGGGCTTCCGGTCATTGTCACGGACCTCCTCCCGACGCTCGGGACCGAGGGCGATGTGGCGCTGGTGAACGGCGACTTCTACGCGATGGGCCTCCGTCAGGCGCTCACCGTCGAGTCGTCGATCCACTACAAGTTCGTGAACGACATCACCACGTACCGGTTCGTTGCTCGCGCCGGGGGCATCCCGCTCCCGACCTCGACCTATGCCTACGCGATTGACTCGTCGGGCAACAAGGTGGACGAGCATAGCCCGTTCGTCGTGCTGGACAACACGGCCTCTGCGTAAGCCGAGAGCCAAGCGGACCGTCGGTGCGGAGGGGGCCATCACCCCCTCCGCTTCGGCGCTTCCGTCAGAGGTGCAGGCCACTGTCCGTGTGAAGGCCCTGATTAACGGACAGGTGTATGAGAAGGGCCAACAGATTGTGCTTCCTACGGCGCAGGCCGAGGAGCTATTTGCGGGAGGGGTGGTGGCGTCTCGGGAGCAGATTGACCGCGTGTGGGCGAGTGCAGGCCGGATACTGTCTCCGGGCCTTATCGCCTCGCACTACACGGCAACGCCCTACGACCCGTCCGCGCTCAAGGTTTTACAGTTGACCGCCTACGATCCCGGCTCGGCGGTCTATCGCTACCACTCGGCGGCGAACACGGTACCGGGCGTGGTGTCGGCGCTGGTGCGCTACGGACACACGAACAAGCATTGCGACCTCCGGCAGTGGGACACGGAGATCGACGCGACCACCATCCAGTTGCTCTACGAGACGGCGGATGTGGTGCATAGCCACATGGACTACTGGGTCTTGCGGAACCAGCTCCGGCGCGGGACGCGGGATGGTCTCATGCAAGCCCTGACCTACCACGGATCGGTAGACCCCGGCAACATGGCAGGGTCGGTGCGGGTGAACGACGGCGGCAACGATGACCGGATGGACGCCATCTGCTTCGGGGCGCGGCCCTACCACCACCGCCTCGGCATCCGGCACTGGCTCCCCATCCCGATGCCGGTCGATGACTACCAGCAGATCGCGAAGGAAGAGACCGTCACGTCCAAGACGTTCCGCGTGGCGCACAGCCCGACGATGCGGCGGATTAAGGGAACGCAGGAGTTCTTGCGGGCCTGTGACTACCTCAAGATGCACGAAGGGATCGACATCGAGCCGGTCCTGATTGAGAACATGGAGCATGGGCAAGCCCTCCGCGTCAAGGCGTCCTGCGATGCGGTATTCGATAGCTTCTGGCTCGGGATGCAGGGGTCGGGCTTGGAGGGCGCGGCGATGAGCAAGGCGGTCATCGCGGGCGACCCAGAGGCGCAGAACGACCTGATTAAGCTCGGCATCCCGGTGCCGTGGACAGTGGCGAACGACGAAACCCAACTGAAGCAGGTCTTGGCGAAACTCGTGAAAGACCGTAGCTTCTATACGGCAGAAGTTGAGCGGGTGCATCAGTACGTGCGGACCTACCACGACTACCCGGTGGTGGGGGCGAAGTACGCGGCAATCTTGACCGAGGCAAAGCGCAATGGCCCTCCCTACCGTCAGTGACCTGAAGTCCTACCTCCGCATCGAGACCACCGCCGAGGACACGCTCTTGACGGCGCTCCTCGCTCGGGCAAAGGCGCAGATGGAAGTCTGGACCGACGTGCCGGTCACCGCTGTCAATACTACGGCGGTCGATCGGGCGGATGTCATCGAGCCGCAGAGTTGCACCTCGCTCATCTTTCCGAAGCGGCCTATTGGCACCACCGCGACCATCGTGGACTCCGAGGGCGTGACGGTGCCAGCGACCGACTACACGATCAATCAAGCCTCGGGCGTGATTTATGCCAACGCGGGCTATTCGTTCCCCTATGGCCCCTACACCATTACCACCCAGTGCGGACTGTCTCTGCGGGGCGATTACGCGCAAATAGAGCCGGTTCTGTCACAGTGCATCATCGACTTGGCGGCTGACCTTTATCAAAAACGGACACCGAACGCCTCGACCGAGACGGCGGCTGGCACCTCGATTAGCTGGGATGTTTCACGTGACACGGCGGCTCGCGTCCTCAAGGTCTTGCGGACGTTCAAGCTCGTGGTGGCTGGCTGATGTATATCGCACCCGGCCTTCTGGATCGGCGGCTCCAGTTCTTCACGCGAGCGGAGGACGGGGCCGACGGCTTTACGCGCCCGGTCTATACGCGGGTCGGGACGTACTGGGGTCGGATTGACGCGATGTCGGACCAGTTCACGCCTGCCGGGTCGCCACAGGGCCATATTGACAGCCGCACCTCGCTGGTCGCCACGGTTGCCGACTACGTGCCGGTGGACCCCTTCGGCATTGTCAAGGACGAGAACGAGACCCCGATCTACTTCGTGCGGGGCGTGATTGAGTTGCGGCAGTTGATGTGCAAGCAGTTGACGTTGGAGGAGGTGGACCCGACGGCCTACACGCTCTACACCGGGTCCGACCCGGACAGCGTGGCGGATGGGGTGCATCTCATCAATCCGGCGGCGGATGCGTTTTCTTCAGGCTTTGACGAGGGCTACAGCTAATGGCGGAAACTCCGAAGGTTCTCTCTGCGCTTCTCGCGCAACTGCCCGACAACACGACCGGCCTCATCTCGCCCGAGGACATCCGTGACGCCGTGGTCTCGCTGTTCCCGAGCCGAGGCCAGATCATCCTGACGAGCGCAGGCACCACGACCTTTACGCAGTCGGCGCAATACAAGGCATTGACCGTCACGACCTCGCTCGATACGGATGTCTGCTCGTCCTGCGTGTCGATGCCGTCGAATGGCGTCCTGAAGCTCCTCAAGAACGTGGCGCAGGTCGTGCTGGTGAACGCGACCATCGAGGTGCTACCCGCCGCGAATAACAAGCGGTACACCTTCACGTTCGCCAAGAACGGGACGCCAATCGACAGCTTGGCGTACACGGCGTTCTATGGCAACCTCTCGGGCAATCCGGCGGGCGTGTTCCTGTCGGGCTTGGTGCCGATGACGGGCAACGACGAGCTGTCGCTGGTGGTGCGGAACGACACGGACACGACGAGCATCGCCACCTCGGTCTACTCCCTCTCCCTTATCGGGTTCATCAAGTAATGGACGCTCGCCTCATCTGCGGTCAGGACGTTCGGCGGTCGGGCATCTGGCCTACCGACGAGGCACGGATTGAGGCGTTCATCCAGCGCCACGGCGGGACGCTTGAGGCGGCTCCGGTCGGGGACGCGGCAATCATGATTCGCTGGACCTCGCTTGAGGGTGAGGGCAAGACGGCGACTGGCATCACGGCGCGGGAAGCCCTGCGGAAACTGCAAGCGGAGATGGCATGAGCGTCAAAGTCACGGACCTCTCGCCGCAGTTCTTGAAGCAGTATCGGGACGCCTCGCGGATGGCGCTCGATGCGGCGGCAAACTTGTTGCAGGCGAACGTGACGAAACGCTTCCGGCAGGGGTACTACACTAGCCAGCGGTTCCGTTCTACTGCTCAAATCATGCAACACATCACCCGCGAGCCACCGGTCTATCGCGGCAACGGCTGGATGTCGCAGGTCGGTGTGCCAGACGGTATCATGGCGACGCCGAAGGGCAAGAAAGCCAAGCCGCCCAAGACGCCTACAACGGTCGGAAAGATTGCGCTGGCATGGGAGCTAGGACACCACAACCACTTCACCGGCAAGTGGGAGCGGGTTGCCATCTTCAAGCCGGTCGGCTTTGACTCACTCAAGGCGATGATTGACACCTACAACCGCGTCCTGAACCGCTACATGGAGCGCGGGAGAGCCGTCCGATGACCTTACCGACCTACGTTGTTCCGGGCAGTCTCCAGCTTCCGTCCACGGCCTCGACGGTCCAGATCTACGCGACCCTGCGCCAGTCCCTGCTCGAGTACGTCAGCCCGAGCGGGAGTCGGCTTGAGGACATCATCGGGACGCGGGCCTATGTCCGAGCCGCGCCTGCCGACCCCGTGTTCCCGTATCTGACGCTCCGCCTCGATCGGACCAGCCTTCCGGCCTACAACGGCTATCGGGAGACCGCCATCCTCGAAGTGCAGGGGGTTGGCAAGCCGGAGTCGCAGTTGGCGATGGTCGAGTCGGCTATTGACATCGTGGATCAGTTCTTGACGGGGTTCAACGATGCGCGGTCGGGCCTGATGGTCGGGCGGTCGCGGACGCGGCAGACGGTCCCGATGTTGACGGACCCGGCAGACTCCTCGGTCGTGGCGGTCATCGCCAATTACGAAATGTTCCTCTGGCCCCGTGTGTTGACCGAGCGGGCTGATTAGATTCCACCCCACCACCCTCCGTAGGATAGACCCATGACTGCTCCGCTGACTGGCTACACCTCCGCTCTCCCGAGCGACATCCTCCTCGACTCTGGCGTCCTGTACGTCAGTTCCACCGTGTTCGGCGCGTTCGCGGGGGGCATCAAGTTCGACCCCGGCGTGACATATCGGGCCGCTGACTTCGACGGCAAGCGGTCGCCTGTCAAGGGCTTGGACCGCGTGACGATGCGGATGCCCAAGATTTCTGGCACCGTGATTCAGCTCTCGACCACGAACGTCGGGCAGATTGAGCCGGGTGCGGCGACTGCCGTGACTGGCGCGTGGACGGCCTCGACCTCCTACGCCCCCAAGTCGGCTGGACAGTTGCTCGCCTCGGGCGACTACCTCTCTGATGTCCGTGCCATCTGGCAACGCGGCGGGGCGACGGCTTCGGCTGGGAGCTATGTGCAGGTCCGCTTCCCGTCGGCGCTCTGCACCAAGTATGACATCACCGGGCAGGACGGGGCGGAGATTGCCATTGCCATCGAAATCGAGGCGCGGCTTGACCCTACCCTCTCGGGCTTCACGGCGATCGGCTCGGCGCCGTTCCGCATCGAATACCTCACCTCTGTCTGATAAGGACTGATGATTAACCTCGACGAGTTGGTGAACCCGGCACGCCTACCGCGTGTGACGCTGTTCGGACGAGAGATAGTGGTGCGCCCCTTGACTGGGGCGTCCGCGCATAAGATCGCCGCGCTGTCCACGCAGGATGGCGCTGGCGATGTCATGCTCGGGGCGTTGTTGGAAGTCGTGCGGTCCAGTTGCCCGGACCTAACCGACAAGGAAGTGGACGCCTTGACCGTGGATCAGATTGCCGCGCTCATTCAGTTGAGCCGCAATCAGGTGTCCGAGGTTGAGGCGATGCTCGCGGAGCGGTCGGAAAAAAACTGACCGAGGCGACGGGGCAATCGACCGTCGCCGTGCCGTGGGACGCCGAGCAGTTCGTGCGGCGGGTGGTAGTGGAGGTGTCGCGGGACACGGGGCAACCCGTCCGCGTGGTAGCGGGGGAATCGTTTGCGATAACGCTCTGGATGTGGGCGGAGTTGCGGGCGATGGCGAAAGAAGCGACGGTCGAGCGGATGGGGGAGCGGACGGACTTGGCAGGGCAGGTTGCCATCGCGTTCCATCAGCCGCAAGACTTGCAGAAGATGGAGATGCGGTACCTGAAGGCGGCGGGGCAGTTGTCGCAGATGTTTGACCAGACGCGGGAGCGGCTGACGGCCCTGTCTCAACGGATGGCGCAAGCCGTCGTAAAGGAGTAAGTCATGCGGGTCTTTTCCGTTGAGATGCTGGTCAAGGAGGAAGGCGCGGCTACGGTGCAAGCCGCCCTGAACCGCCTCAAGAAAGAGACGCAAGCCGTCGCCGCTGATATGAAGGTGACCGCGCAGGCCGTGACCAATACGGGATCGGCAATGCAAGGCGCGGCGAATCAAACACAGATTGCAGGCGACCGAGCGGCAAAGGCCGCGATTGGATTCGCGGCGGTCGGGCAGTCTATCGCTCGTACCGGATCGCTGACGGCAGACGCCGGAACGCGCATCATCGAAGCTGGCTCACAGATTTCGGCAATGTTCGGCGCGGGCGGGTTGGTGGTCAGCGGTATCCTCGCTGGCCTTGCCGCTGTCACGACCGCGTTCTTCAGCACAAAGAAAGAGGTTGCCGACTTTAAGAAAACCCTTGACGGTCTGACCGATACGGCAAACCTTCAGGGATTGCAGGACGAGCTAGACAAGATCGTCAAGGGAACGGCGAGTAAGGAAGGCAAAGACGCCATTACCGCGCAAGCGCAAGAGTTGGTACGCTTGCAGGAAGAATACAAGAAGTACGCAAATGTGACGGGCGCGGCGAGTTCCGAGCAGATTGAGCTTGCCAAGCAAATCAACACGCTCAAAGCCGAACTCGAAGATAAGCGCGACCGCATTGCGGACATCACGCAACGGATTGCGATTGCGTCTGATAAGGAACGTTTTCACACGACGGTTCTTGATAGAGAAGCCGAGGCAGAACGGCGCATTACAGCGGCAACGAAAGCCAGAGCCGAAGCACTCAAGCTGTTAGACGAAGCACTCACGCGCAATGCCGCTGTTCGTGCCGCAATTCAGGAGCGGGAGCGGGCGCGGATTGGCACGATGCCGTCTACAGTCGGTCAAACGACGTTCGGCACCGGCTTGGGTGTGGCTGGAAGTGTCGAGCGTATGGCGGAACAGAACGCGCCTGCTATTGCCGCCGCCGCCGCTCAAAGCTTCAAGACGCAAATGACCGCCGAGATGCAAGGCATCACGCAGGGCCTTGCAACGATGACGATCCCGATTGACGAGTCGTTGATGCAGGCGGTGCAACTCGACAATTTGCAAGCCACACTTGCCGACGGAATTAAACAGTCGATTGAAGGTGGCATCATCTCTGGCCTTGAGATGGGTTTGGCCTCTGGCAACATTGGCGACGCATTTCGGGCGATGGGCCAATCCATCGTGCAATCGATGGCGCAGGCAATGGTGCGCGTGGCGCTTGCCGCCATCAAGTTTGGCGAACTGCTAACAAAGATTAAGACGTTTATGATGAACAATCCGGCGCTCGCGGTGGTCTCTGCAATTGCTTTGTTGACCATTGCACGGTCGATGGGCGGAGGCGTCAGCGGCACAGGAATGGCGGCTGTCGGTGGTGCTGGCGGATTGACCTATGCGCCGATGACGGCGGCGGCTCCGATGTCGCCTACCCAGCTCATCTTCGGGCAGACCTCCGCTACCACGGCGGCGGGCATGACGCCTCGGCAGTCGATGAACGTGACGGTAATCGGCCCGAACGATCCCTCGGCCCAGCGAGCGATTCAGGAACTGATGACGAAGGCGAATAGCCGTGGGAGGGTGGGCTGATGGCAACCATCACGTTTACGGACGGCACCGGAGCCGCGACGCTGGATAACAGCACGACCAGCATCAGCACAGGGGTCGGATCGCGGTTCGCGGACTGGACCCCGTTCCAGCGTCCAATCGGCCCTCGCGTTCCGGCCCTCGGCACCGGGCGTCCGTACCAGTTCCGGTTCCGCACCGACTACGGCGCGAGCTTTACGATGACGGACATCCCGAACACCAGCATGGCGACGATGCTCCGCTGTCAGGAGTGGTTGCTTCGGGGCGAGGCCGTAACGGTCAACACCGGAGACGCGGCGAACCGGAGCTACACGACCTGCTATCTCGCGCCTGATGGCGATGTTACCATCACGTTGCAGGACAAGAACCTGCTCCTCTACTCGATGTCGTTCACGCTGATTAACGGCGCGTCCTCACCGACCGCGATGCTCTGTCTCTACGACTGATGCCGACACAAGCCTACCGCCTTCGCATTCGTAACGCCGCCGATAGCGCGGATACGCTGGTTGTCACCTCCATCCGAGGCGGCACCAACCCCTACATCACGGGCATCCCAAACGGCGATGGGCAAGAGGTAGACCTACTGACTGGCGCCGTCCGCACGGGCGCATATGTGGTTGAGGTCATCGACGTCGTGACCGGCGCCGATAGCACCGGCACCCTGCGGCTCGTCACCAGCCAGATCTACGATGGCGTTGAGGGCTATCTGCTCCTTGAAAACGGCGACAAGATCCTGCTGGAGAACGGAGACCCGATTGAGCTAGAGGCGAACAACGCCGAGTTCGGGCGTCCGCATTTGCTCTCGCGCAAGGCATTCTTGGAGATGTCCTCGGACAACGGCTCCAACTGGGATGTCTGGCAGGCGGGCTACCTGACCAGCGTTCGGCAGGTCGATGCCATCCGGTACGCCTTTACCATCAGCAACACGCGGAGGGTTGAGCAGACCCAGCGTATCTTCGCGTGGGATCGGGCGGCAGAGCGGTCGGCTTTCCCGAAGCGCGGGTGCTTGTTTGGCGGGCCGGTCATCGGCGGTTTTGGCGCGTCCGAGGGGTCGAACCTCACGCCCGACTCGGGGGGCTGGGAGTTCACGATTCTCGACACGGCGACCAACTTCCTGTCGGGTGATGGGCGGTTCTCGGCGCTGGTCTCGCTGGACTTCGTGGCGGCGTACCTCCAGCCGAACTACGAGCGCAAGACGGTGTTGGCGCAGACGGACTTCGAGAAGCTGTATGCCAACATCGGACCGTTCGTGTCCTACGACACGCCTGACGCGGTGCCGGTCGGGGCTAACTGGGCGGGGCTGAACGATCGCTCGCCGGTCTACGCCTATCCGGGCGTGCGGGCGTTGCTCGAGGATAGCGCGGGCAATACGTGGGAAGGCACCATCCGTGGCCTATTTACGCCGCAGAGCAACCTGAACTACTCGACGCAGTTCACGCAGGTGGGTGGCGAGCGTCGGCTGTTCGTGCAGTTGGACGGCTCGTCGGTCGATAGCCTCGGCAACATCACGCCCGCGATGACGCCGGGGACGCCGGTGCGGGTGCGGGGCGTGAGTGCGCTGACCACCGAGCAGTCGCCGCTCTACTTCGACGAGCATCCGGTTGACGTAGCGACCAAGCTCTACCAGCTCATCGGGCTGACCGTCGATAGCGCCTCGGCGGATGCGGTTAAGGACGGCATCGGCCCTGAAACCTATCTGGCCTGTCGGATCACCGAGCCGCAGAACATGGCGGAGTTCTTGGAGTCCGCGCTGTTCGGGCCGTTTGGCTTTGCCGCTCGCACGAACGCCTCGGGCGAGATCGAGTTCTTCCTGACGCGAGAGCTTGGCACCGCCGCGCCGACCCTGACGATAACGGACGATGAGCTGGTCGGGGACAGCCCGCCGCCCATCTTCGATTTGGACGAGGCCACGGCGGTCACCGGCTACAGCATCAAGCAGAAGAAGTTCACCAAGTGGGTGCAGAACCAGCAGACCACGGAACAGCCGCCAGCCGATATGCTGGTGGAGACCGAGGTGCCGTATGAGATCGTGACCGGCGACACCACCACGTTCTCGACGCGGATGGTGACGTATGACATCCCCGGCATGATCCACGAGAA